CCTTGTTCTATACTTTTCCCAGATTGGCTGCTCTCCAAATCACATAATCAACCGTAGCGACACGGCTGCCTGTCGCATCGGATAGCTTCTGACAAAGCTTTTCAGGCGTTGTTTTAAACTTCTTAGCTATTCTCACCAGATGCCTATCTGGCTTACAGACATCCATGCCAAGATTTTTTGCAAGGTGGTATTTTGTAATACTTCCAATCCATGGAAGAGACTCTAAAAAAGTCAGTATCTCATCGTCAGTCCTACATTCCGAGAACTTCTTAAACAATACCTCTCGGTTTTTCCAAAGATGTTCTATAGCCCCGGTCTTTCCTTTGTGCTTAAAGGCAGAAGATACCGGCTCTTGGCTTAATATGGCGTCAACTATTCGACCATAGATCTTTCTCGCAACTTGATTTTTCATGCCTGAATTACAAATAACCCATGCCGCCTCTTCAAAAAAATTCGCATAACTATCACATTTCGTTATTCTTTCACACCAATCGATTTCTGATGCGTATCCTTCATTAACGATAGCCTTCTCCAGTCTTGCGTATTGCTCTGGGGTCATTTAGGCCTCTTTATTTACCTGCCTCCTTGTGGGTTTCCTTCAGCGTGGTCTTTTTTGTCTTGACCTCGCCGGCATGCGACTTCCCATCCTTAAAGCAGATACGGATGTACTTCCCATCCGGTAGGGTCTTGGTCCGGACGCGGCCACCACTCTTCACGCAATCGTCAAATGCTTGTGGCATTAGGCCTCCTTCTCCAATTTCTTTATGGCTTCCAGCGTCACATCGTACGCATCCTTAAGCTTGACTTTCTTTTTCTTCCGCTTCGGGTAGGTTCTCTTCAGTTGATATGCTATCGCTCCGGTGTCGATCGTTGTCTGTGTCATGGTCTTCTCCCCTTACCTGCAATGGGACTGCGCGTACTCTTTCACCTTCTTCATAGAAAGATCCACCGCAGCCAACGCATTTATATAAGTCGTAAGCGCGAAAAAACCGCACCCCTACACCAGCCCCTGTGGGGTGATGTGTTGTTTTATCCAAGACTTGATCCATGTAAGTTTTACATTCCGGACATGGCTTGCATTGATCGATAGATTTTTCAGGCATCCTTTTCCTTCTCTTTCTTAGCATCAGCCACGCAACGCCTGGCCGTTTCCTTTAGGTTTTCAACGTCTGCCTGCAGGCGATCTAATAGCTCGTCTGGATGCAAACCCACGCAGTTTCCTTCATCTTCGATAACCAGCCTTTTACTTTGGCCAATTATAGTTGTAATGAATATCTCAACCTTATAACTACCCAAATGAAACGGAATGCCGTTGTTTGGCTTTTCGGACATTAGATCCCCTGTGTTGTGGCTGCTATGACATAACCGCAGTTCTGACACACTATCTTCCCGCGGTCAGGCAGCTGGGCTACGATATGCCCACATTTCGGGCAATCGACTCTATGGCCTCGCTTCAATTGTTCCTCCGCATCTTCTCGATGTCCTCGATGGAGGCGCCAGGCGGCGGTGTAAGCACGAGGGGCGATTGCTGCTTTGCTTTCTGCGCCACTATCTTGAGAAAGAACTCGGACACCTTCATTAGAGAGTTGCACAAGAACATCATAGCAGTTCCGTGGTCCTGATGAAACTGCCTTACATTCACATCATAGTTCGAATACATATCGATACACATCTCCCCTACCTGCTGGACCTGCTTGCCATCTGCATCCAGTATCGGATTGCCGTCTTGATCGACCGCAGGAAAAGGAAACATATCCATTCGTAGCCGGTTACAGGCAATGCAGTGATACTTACTCGGCTCTGGCTGCCCTTTCTCCTGCCGCTTCTTCTTGCTTCTCATCATAGCTTGAACCTCCTGTTTAAAATAGCCCTTCGTTTCTGCTCTCTATCTTGCCATGGTGGCGCCCATCTGTCAAACCTTTTAAATATCAGGTCCCGCCTACTTGGGTAAAAGTGAATGATATAGGTCTCATATATGTTCACGCTCTGTCGCAGCACCACTCCTTCGAATGTCCTAAAGCCCATCGCGCTAAGACGATACACCAGGGCCTGCCTTACTTGACCGTGATTAGCCATTACCTCTTTGTCAGTTAAATGGATCTCAATCATTTACCACCTTTCTTCCATGTGGTCCTGCTCTCTCTGGATGTCGGCCATGATGTTGGCAAGCTCCTTGGATGCCGCCTCTGACGCACTGTCCAGCTTAGGCTTTTCCTCAGGCACTTCCTCTACCAGCTTCATCGGTCTGTGCATGCAGATGTGGCAGGTTTCATCATAGATGTGATCGTTCTGTTCGGTGTCGATGTCCTCTGGGTTCGTTTCGTCCATGCATAGAGATGGTATCGTGCTGATGAATGATCTGCAGGTAGAGTAGACCTGGAGCATGGGTCTTTCTTTTGGGTCTGCTGGAATGGCCAGGCGTTCCCGGAACTGTCGAATCTTGAGCGCCCTGCTCGGATCCCCGGGCCTCATATAGACGCCCTGGTGAGTGAATTCCTCTATCGTGCTCGGACCCTGACCACCACCTTTATAGTTGGGCTTCTTGTTCTGACATGTCGGATCGCACAGCCTGGTGATGTGCCTGCCCCAAATACCCAGGTCCGTCTCTCGCTTCACGATGCCTTTAGCGATCTTTGAATCCTCCATCCGAAGGCCCTCGTTCTCTTCCTCGTTGAATCCATACCATTCAGCAAATCGATAGATGCGGCCATCAGCATCCACCCACCACCATCCGACAGAGAATGGAGCACCATAGCCCCAGTCGAAAGTCATGTACAGTGGAGCATGGTCCGGCACCGGAATAGGATCTATGATGTGATGCTCCGGAGACAACATGAACGCCTGGCCGATGTAGACATCCCAGTCGCCCTTGAGCCAAGCTTTCCTCAGCATGGGATCCCGGATCGACATCAGCTTCCTGACGTACTTCGGATCATTCAGGCACAGGATCTTATTGTCTTTGAGGAAGGATGGAATGTAGACTCTGGACTCACCGATATCGTTGTAGAGCACCGTCCCTGGCTTGATACCAAACTCAGTGCCCAGCTTAAAGAACAGCTTTACGTCATTGTGGCCAGGGCCACCCGGGTTGCCGGTACCGAACATCCGGCACGGAACACCGTGAGGCGATCGGTTGGAGCCCGACAGCTTGTCGACCATCTTGATAAAGAACGGAAATGTTGTACACTCATCGATGGAGATCTCGGTGAATTCTTCTCCCACGAAATCGTCGGTAAACTCTATCCGTGGGATAGCCGCCATAGTGATCTTGGCGCCATTTCCAAACCGTATATAATTCATCTGCTGATCACCACCGACTCTCTCAGCCGGCAAGCCAGCACGAATTAGCTCATCAAACCGGTTCCTGATCTTGGAGAACTCTTTGTATTTCCTCCGGACAATCAAACCATTCCATGCAAAGTTGTATTTCTCGGCCCCCCGGACCTGTCGTCCAATCAGTCAATCGGTCTTACCACCGCCCCTGGTCCCACCAAAGAAGGTGAAGTCGCATGGGCATATCGCGGCATCCACCTGAGGACCTGGCTGAGGAGCCCATATTGCCATGGCTACGGCCTCAGCGCGTCATGGATTTTGGCCAAGATCATCTGAAGATGGGCGACTTCTGTAAATTTTAAGTCAAAATTGGTCGCCCCTGCCAGTTCCACATCCATGCTCGTAGGGTCACCCATAAACGCACTCTCCAGGGTACCGCGGAGATCCTCTCTTATCTTATTGAGATCTTCTTTGGTAAATTCAATCATGGCTATCATCCTTCATAGTGGTTGATTATTTCAGATAAAGCATTTATACGTCTGACGTAATAGTTGTAAGCCACACACCTGAACGGCTTCACCCCTGCCGTTTTAAGAAATTTCATATTATCATACATATAAGCGCTAACCGGCACAGGGAAACGTGCAGAATGGCATGCAGATATCTTTAGATCCTCCAGGAGACTTTTTAAAGTCATAATTGTCATTGGTCTCATGGTTACCATCCTTCCGCAATTATTTCGTCCCGAGATTCCTCTTTAATCAAGTAGATACGACCGGCCCATCGTTTGTAATAAAATATATAATCACAATCAATGCCGATCGACACATACATCGGCAGAAAGAACAGGGCAACCCGCTCACTCCAGGTGATCTTCAACGATTTCCGGGCGAGGTCTTTCTGGTTGAATACGTGGTTGCTGTAGAAGGGGTTGTCTTTCGCGGGATCCAAACAGTCCCAGGCGGACTTGAACTCCTCAGTCTCAGGAAATAATGGATTGCCTTTCGTAGGAGGCAGGCTATCCAGACGGGCACAGTATTCTGGTTCTGCTTCT